GTTGGCCATCACTGTCAAACCCGACATATCTTCAATTGGCTCTGCAAACGTGTACGTATCTAGCACAATGCCTAGCTCTACATCAGTAGAAATGTCTGTGTAAGAAGAAGCTGAAATAGGCAGTTCGGCAACTAACTGAAACGCATCGCCGTTGGTTCTATAAATACGGGTACGTGTAATGTTTTGCTCGTTAGTACCAGGGCTTGGCAAATTTAATATTACGTGTGCGTTTGGATTATTAAGCGTTACTTCTGGACTACTCAACGACGGCATTGATTCTTCGCCGTAAGCATTTAGGTAAGTTTGGTTGTAGAACCGAGTAATATCATCTTCTTGCCCTTCTTCATTTTGCTCATTATCCACATAACCGGCAATAGTCATTGATAGGGGCTGTTTTACGCCCATTCTATAGCTAATGTTAGGCATTACCCCTATGCCGGTTGCCACATCGTTAGCCGTCATTTTAGGAACGCCTACGCCAGTGTAGTAAACGCGAGCAAACGCATCATTGTTGATAGGTGATGGGACAGCATTAACAATTTCAGGAAAGCTAAACCAATACTGATCTTCATACAAAAACAGTGTCTTTGCATTGCTTACAATAGTCGCAGTCTCCGCACTTGAAGATAAGTATGGCTCTAAGCTACCGGAATCAAAACGACAGTTGACAGCAAGTGTAGCGTTTTCATTTGGCAACTTGGATGATTCGATAAGTGGAACCATACCTTTGAATGTATTGATGGGCAGTTGCAAAATTATGTCCTATTTAAAATTAGGGTATTCAATAAAAATTTCAGAGTTGTTATTGCCAAGCATTAGCTCCATGCGCTTATCCTCGATGAATCGTACAAACTCTTGATTAAAAATAAATGCGCTCTGTGGGTCGTACCAATCACCGGCCATTCTCTTGACTTGAAAAATGGCACCGGCTATCAACCCTTCAAAATTCTCTTGGAATATTTCATCTGGCATTTCTTCTGCTAAAAACGATGGTTTCAACGTCAATGTAATATTGAGCTCACCGGATTTTTTGGGCGTAGGGTATAAATTGATAGTCTTTTTGGAAGGATTAGAGAAATAGCGGGGTGTACCTTTATCTGTATCACTTGTGAGATATTCACGACCCAATGGAGATAAAAACTTATCTTCTAGCCATACATCTTTAATAGAATCGATTAATTCAGCGTCATTCGAATATGGAACGTCATAAAGTGCTTTGCCAGGCACCAATGTCAAAGGCACCACTACTTTCCATGCGTGAGTTTTAGTAAAATATTCACGCGAAGCACTAAGCATTGCTCGTTTAAATACAAGGGCCGGTAGATTTGGGCAAAAACTAGCAGCGAACTTTGTGTAGTCAGAGAATTTAGCCATTGCGCGACTCTTTTCTTATCGTTGCTGCATCTGCTTGTGTCTTACTGCCTAACGCATTTTCTGCTGCCATCAGATGATCATTTGCACGTTGGCCGTTTGCTGCATAATCCGCATCTTTTGAATAAGCGCGGTACAACATAAAATCAAGAATAGGGTTTAAAAAGCTATCATCAACGCTGATTGTTTCATCGTTATTAGTAAAGTCTGATATTTGAACCGCTTCTGGCGCAAACGGATAGATTATCTCTATTGTGTGTGGTCCAGATACGGGGCGCGGGTAGATATAGAATATTTTAGGGTCACGTTCGTCATACATGAAATGATCAATGTTGACGGCAGTTTCTTGGTGCCAGTTTTCATACTGATCATCAAGCTGGTTTCGGCTAAGTTTTCTTATTGGTCTACCTGAACCAACATTTCGCGTGATAGTAAACAGTGATAGCGCATCGGCAGGCAATGTTTGCTTTGTATTAGTCACATCTACTACAAAATCAACATTCTTAACTGCTTTGTCAGGACGACGATTAACAACAAACAAAATAGCGTCATTGTAACCATTCAACCATTCCTGCTTCGGCCAGCGTACACTGGTTTTATCTTGTGAAATGATTTCACATCGGTTAATCAAATCAACTATTTTGGTCGTAGCCATGGTTATAGATCATCCTCTGACATATCTTCGATTGCTGCGGTCATACCGCCGTTTTCTAGGGCTTCGTCGTACACTGATTTTGTGATACGTGTTAGCCCAAACTTACCCTTCTTGGCTTGCTTGAGTAGTACAGACGTTGCTACAAACACGCGCCCTTCTCTATTTTGCATGTAAAGCTCTACAGTTGTTTTGGTTGGCTTAACTTGTCTTGTCTTTTTAGCTTCTGGCATAATTTTTCCCAAAAAAAAGCCCCATTTACGGGGCGTTTTATAGTTAGTGTCGATTAGTTAGTGTCGATTATCCGACAGACATTACAGAGTGACCGAGCTGTTCATCTTTTAATACATCAAAACCGTAAACCATTAGTGAACGAATTAAATCGCCAAAGTCGGTAGGGTTTTTCAATGTTTCCATTTCAGTAATCTGAGCAGCAAACGACAAGGCTGACTTGTGACCAAACAACACATCATATTCGGCACCTGATTTACGAAGGTTACGACTAGAGTAAATGTTAAGGCGGTCAATCATGCCAATTTTACCAGTACGCAATGTAGACTGACCATCACCTGATAAGCTTGCGTCTTTTAGCTCTGACGTTTTAATACGAGCACACAAAGAAGGAGGCAAAATTACAAATCGCTCGTTGTCCGGTGTGTCGGTTTCGTCCAGGCACACACTAAAACGCTCAACTAAATAGTCAACGATGTTAGCTTTAGTACCCGCCAATGGTGAGCCTGCTGAACCTAAGTTAATGCTACCTGTGTCATTACCTGCATTGGCACCTGCATTGCAAGCTGCGGCACCAGTGTAGATGGAGCGAAAGACGTTCTGGTCAATCTTAATCTTCATCTGCTCTGCACCATCACCAGACCACATATTCATTAGGTCTAAATCTGACTGATGTTTTTCAACACTGTTACATTTAAACGCAAAGTAGTGGCCTTGGTCGATTTTAAGGCTAACTGCTTCTGATTCAGGCTGCTCGTAGCTCAAATCCATACCAATTTCATAATCATTGATGATTAAGTCTGGGATAGTTCTGATGTCTACTTGATCACCAAAAGCTTTGATTTCTCCCTCATAATCAGTATTTGAGATTTCGCTATAAATGCAATTTCTGTAATACTTTGATAAGAGTTTCTTACTCCAAATCGTTGGAATAAACTTGCTTCTTGCACCTGGACCAGTGCTTGAATAGTTTGCTTTACCAGATGCTACTTTATAACCCATGAGAACTACTTCCTACTATGGGCTCAAGTTAGCTAGGCACGAAAGTTACCTGCATCCTGAGCCCTAAAGAATCGTTGTTCTTCACTTACAAACACTTCCTCAGTAATATTGCCTTTTGTGTAATCGTCATATAGACGATTCATATCATCGGTGGTCCAAATATCGGGCTCGTCACCCGCGTCTGGCGCACCGTTGTTTGTCGACACATCAACATGATTATCAAGAGGATTTGCTTTTAAGCTCGAACGCTCGTGGGCCTTAAACTCGGTGTAATAAGCAGCGGTGGCGTGTAAATCACCGGCCATGAAATTTTGATTTAGAAACACTTGCCTCTGCTGGCGTGTATTGCCCTCAGACTTGGTTAAGTATTGATGAAACATTGGGTCACTATCAACTTGCTCAAAATCGATGCCTTGCGCTTTCAGCATTCCAGATAGAGCTACTTTGCGCATATCTATCTGATTTTGCTGATTCGTTTCTTGCATCTTTTTAAGTTGTTGATTGGTCGAGTTTGTTTTTGCGTCGATTCGCTTATCAATACTGTTGGTAAATTCTTCGCCATATTCCTCGTCCAAATATTCATCTCTTGTGTTAGCACTCGACTGGCCTTTGGCTTCAAGTTGGGCGTTTACACTTTCTAATTGAGATTTCAATGAACTGTTTTCGGACCTGTACCTTTCTGATTCACCATTGTCAGTAGATTTATCTGCTAACTGTTGCTGCAATCGCGGTACTTCAGCGTTGTATTTACCCTGCAATGCCTTGTACTTTTGTTCCCAAAGTAGCTCAGAGTCGGTGTTCACCGGTGTTCTGACCACCTGGTCTGTACGTGGCTGTGTTTCTTCATCGCCGGTATCAAGCTGTGGCTCGGTCGGGTTATTCTGACTTGCGAGGATTAACGCATCTGCGTCTTTCTCCTCCTGCTCTAACCTTGAAATAAGGCCCATATATATTTTTCCTTTTGTGAGTCTTGGGAGCCGGTTACGGTGTTCCCGCTGGTGTTCACCTGGACATAAAAAAAGGCCGCATATAGCGACCTTGTGTATTAACCGTTACCGGCTATTCTTTTATTAACCCATTGAAAACCGTAGGTGTTTCAAAGAGCTGTATTAATTCTTTTAACTTGTCTGCTGCGCCCTGGCAGCGATAAATAGCGCAAGGGTTTTCTTCTGCAATCAACTGATCAATAACGCTTTCCAACTCACTTTTAAAAAGCTCAACTACAGCGTCAGATACATCACGCTTGCTTTGCCTGAGGTTGATTATTTGTTTCAGCGTTCGGATCGTTAGGGTCTGGTTGAGCATTGGCTAGTCTCTGTTCCATTACATCTTGTGTTGGGATTACGCGACCGACTGGAAAGTCTGAATTTTTACTCGCGGTTTCAAGCATTTCGCGCCGACCTTCAATACCAATGATTTGCATATCGGTAGGATTGTTTGTCATGGCCATAAAATCTAGCTGGCGCATGATTGTCGCTTCTTTGTGCATTAATGCGTCTGAGCCACGTGCTTTGACTGATGCGTCACCTTTGCACTCGTCTGGAACGTCGGGGTCGAGCATGGCAGACTGATATAAATTGGTTATTAGCGGTTCGATAATTCCAATGTCTATACCACGCACAATATGTTTTGTGGTTTTTGAACTGGCATTGAGTAACATTGATAAACCTGATGCTGTTGCTCCTGCTCCACCGCCTGCGTCAGTACCATATGTATAGGCCGGTATGCCGCTACGCTCGTCAGCTTGTCGCTCAAAATCACGCACTACCGCTAAAATCTCGTTAGCTTTTATTTCTGGTGCAAAAAATGTCACGCCAGGCTTTGTTTGCCCGTTTTTACTTGAGTACAGCCAAACTTTACCAGGTGCTACACTGCCGGTTGTGTGACCGGCTGGTAACATCGATATATCAATACCGACCATTGGCTGTGAACCAATTGCTAGGTTATTAATGAGTGCGCGTGATGCCGCATTGGCAGCGCCTTGAATGTCTTCAATGATTTCTGGTAGAGCTTCACCGCTAAAACTATTAGGCACATCTCTAAAACAGGCTTTGTAATAGTTGCTTTGTCCAGTTGGGTCTGGATTGATAGTTGCTTTAATTGTGTAATTGCCAACAACCACTATTGATACAGAATATTCCTGAAATTCATCCTCGATTTGCTGGTCTATACCAAATCCAATAAGCTTTTTGCCTTGAATTGTGCCGGTCCACTCAATCCCATCAATCATTTCGTATGAACTTAGGTTAAGTGTCTCTTTTCCTTCTAGACGCTCACGCTCACTCGAGTTAAATGCCATTTCTCTTAAACCACCTTCGCGGTAATCATTAAGAGCAAGAACAATGTTTGGCGTGTTATAACCCTTGGCACCGCGCATACGTGTTAAATCTTGTGGCGTAAATCGTACGTGCTCAACATGCCAACTATCACCCACATTCGTCATTGAAGGACTTTCGTAAAAATCGAATGGGCTAACTCGTTTAAATTTACGTGTGATCTTGTCACTGATTTGCGGTGTGTATGAGCCATCTTCGCCCTGGACCCACTTAATCTTTCGCTCTTTGCGGTAGATTGGCCCTTTTAAAATGGCAAAAGGATAAGTAACCAGGTCGTCAAGGAACGATTCAAACTCTCGTCTGAAATTACCCTCTGTTAAAACATCCTCTATACAATTAGACATTTTTTCCATACGAGCTTCCGCTTCTTGCAGCATTTCGTCTTTAATTCTGTCTTCATGCGTTTCAAGTAATTGCAGTGCTACCTCTTGCGGTAGGCCTGTTTGCATAATTGCCTGAATAGCAGTAGTAATCATTTCTTGCTGAATAGCTGGGTCCAAGTCTGCAACCGGTGTTGGTGTAATTTCAAAAGGTTTATCACCACTGCTCGCGTATAAGTCGCTTAACAGTGATTTAGCGGCATTACATTTAGTACCAACAATGTTGTAATAAAATTCTGACCCGCCCTGGACTCTAATTTCAGCTAATTTTTCGGAAGAATATTGGCCCTTACGCAACCGCAAACAGTTTGTCATTCTGTCAGAGCTTCTAGTGCGATGTGATTTAGCCGCGGACCAACAATTTCGAACATGTAAAGCCAAGTTGTCGATAACTCTCGATTTGTTTCTGTCCAACTCCTGAGCTTCACTTAACGATGTTTGCTCTAGTTGTTCACGCTCCATCTGCGGTGCGGTCTTAGAATTTAGTAAACCGCCCATTGCGTACCTCTTATTTTAGACATAAAAAAACCGCAGTTAAGCGGTTGTGTGTGGTGGGTCGTATGTTATTGCCATGGTTCGCTTTCTTGAGCCTCCATAATCCAATAAAAAATCATGCCCGTTTTTGCATGTTTCAGTCGTGTACTTTTGTTTGACATGCTCTTTGGCATAAGCTTGCATAAAAGGAGCATTGCAAGTTGGGCAATTAACATTGGTTAATATCATTTGCACAGATTAAAAACTACTTCTTCTCGACTTAGTGGGTATTTTTTAGTAGCAAATGCCTCACCAACTTTAACAGTGTCAGTCATTAGGCGTTGGTCTACCTCTCTCAGATAACCGCTGTCTTCTAATGCGGCTTGCAATCCTATTTTTTCGTAAGCGTAAAGCTCGTCTGATTCATGCTTACAATCATCTGGTTCAACAGTAAAGCTAATGCGAATGCCCTTGTACGTGTATGCGCCTCTAGATGCATCAACGCACTTTGTTGCAAGATTATGGCAAGCCAACAACTCGTCCAGTTCTTTTTCAGTTAGCTCAATATAATCAACTGTTCGCCCCTGCTCTTTAGCAGCGAGCAATTCCTTGTCGATTTGTTCAGCCAGTGAAGGCTTTAATATTACTTTCATTACTTTTTTGCTTTAGCTTTTTTCACCGGTTTAGCTGTCTTAGCCGCTTTTTTAAATTCCTTATCTGTAGGAGCATCGGGATCTCCTTTCTTACGCATTGTTTCGTCGCTACCAGCCGCAATACGTTTCTTTTTTGCATGTATGTTTGCGTATAAACCATTACTCATATTATTTTTCCACCTATGTTATTAAACCTAAATTAATTATTTCTGCATGAACACTCATTATGTCCATCCACTAGAATTAGATACCTGTACGTTGACGTTCTCTTGTTGAAACATATCGACCTTAATTTCTGCCATCATCATCGAGTCAAACATTCCAGGAGAAGGCATTTCGTACGGCTTATTCTTCAAATCTACTTTAGATACGAGTTGGATCATTCCGTCGCTACGCATTTTTCGGGGCATTCTGCACACTTCTGCGCGTACATCGTCAACATTACAGCCCTGTGTGTCGATAGAAACCAACTCGTCAGGGTCAAAGTATTTATCTCTCTCTACAGCGAGCCATGTTTTGTAAAATCTGTCTCTTAACTGCCAAGCTTTTTGTGCGCGTAGGTTAACAAACGTTTCTTTATTCGTTTTTGGGCGCGTCTTTTCATTAGCATCACCTGCCTGCTGATAAATTTCAGTTGGATCTTCAACCGCAGCACCACCGTTGAACATCTCGTACTGAATTTGCTTTCCACGGAACAATGTAGCGCCTTGTCTACGCAGTGAAACACCCATTCCGCCACCGTCCCACACAAAATAATCAGAATGATTAGCAATAGCCTCGTTACCCGCCTCATCAAATCCATCATTAACGTCTGCCGTTTCAATCTCACCAATGCGCGTAAATACTGAACCATGCCTGGCGCAAATGCCTTTGTTGTCACCGCCGTCACTTGGGTCATGTGCTGTAACTTTAAATCCCCTGGGCTCGAACCCTAGTTTTATGTGAGCATCGAGCGCAGCATCAAACCATTCAACAGGGATTATTGCGTTAGCTACTTCGTCGTAATAATCGCCTTCCCAAATATGCCGGTACTCGGCGCGAGATAGGTTAGCTAAATCATCTAAACGCTCTTGTTGAAGTTCGGGTGGGAACCAGGGGTTATCGGTCCAGTTAAGCTGAACAACCATCAACAAATCGTCTTCGTAGAAACCAGTTTTCTTTAACTGCGCCTCTGCTCGACTTAAATACTTTTTAGCAATAGCATCTTTTTTAGATGCTCGGTTCATCGTGATCCAGATTTCCGGTGGATCATCCTCAGCATTGTTAGAACTGGCAGTAGAACGAATAGAAGGAGTAAGCACTTTTAAACTATTGGCGCTTATCGACTCGCCTTCTTCAATCCATAAACGTTTTACATTACCGATTGATTTGATGCTCGTTATGTTACGAGCCAAACCTTTATAGAATATTTCACCGCCGGTTGCGGTAGTAATTTTGGATGCTTGGGTATTAAAACCGCCCAAATTCAACCTTAAAATGGCTTCCTTGAGATTTTCGTGGACAGAATCATCAACAGAGTTCTGAAATTCACGTGTAGCGCAGATTCTTTCGCCCTGATCAGCAAACATCAGCATTATATCGCCAACGCCTATCGATTTTGACGAGCCACGGCCACCGACAACAATTTTAATCCGCTTTGGAGTAGTGATTAAACGGAGTAATTTATCTGTTATCCGTAAATCAACTCTGTTACTCATTCGTCAGTCTTTGCACTCGTTGGGTGAATATGCCAATCGTTTTTAATATTTGCTTCTACTTCGGTTTTGATTGGAGCGTTCCAACCCAATATATCCGAAATTTGTTTTGTAGCTGCCAGAGCGTCGAACATTTCAAACTTAGGTCCAGACGCAGTTGCCGTAACCGACTTAATTGCTGACATAGCATTTTTTGGCATATCTTCTGAGTTTTTAAACTTCCAACTTGTCGCAGTGATTGGCTTACCGTCTTCATCGTAGCCAATATCGTAAGTGCCGAATGTAGCAATGTCATTTACGGTAAATCTGCCAATGCAAGTGAGTCTTGCAAGAGCTTCCTGCTTTGTCATAACAGCATCAGTTTCAGATTTTAATCTAAGCTCTGCTAATCTCGTTATAATCTCGGTATTTTGCAGGAGCTTATAAGCATTGTTAGATATTGTCGCAGGCGAAGACCTGCCTATCTTAAACGCTGATTCGTAAGCGCCTTTTGCGCTGCCAGTTTCAAAGTACAGTAAAGTAAATGTTTCTCTTTTTTGTGTCAGACTCATTTAATGCAGCCTTTATTCACTTTTAAATCTATATCACCGCGTATTTTTAATACTTTCGATGTATATAATTTGCATAAATGGATATTATTCACTACTTTTTACGATTCTCTAAAAATTAATGCGCCGCCAGTCAACAACCATCTATATCTTTGGTCAGTGTACATATCCAGTTTAAATAACTCGTCTGCTGAATATAGTGAGTCTGGTTGATTTACAAATGTTCCATCAGACTTTCTGAACTGTAGTTGTGCTGTGCCGCCGTTAGCTTCACATCTAAATCCAATATTACCGCCACCGGCGAACGGTTCCAGGTGAGTTTCTTGTCTTTTCATTTCGATACCTTTAAATTGCCGTTCGCGTCACGCTTTAGTGCATTAATTTGGAGTATGTGAATCTCTTGTTCACGTTTGTTTCTTTGCTTTTGGAAATAATATGTTGTCGCGTAGGTGGCAATACCTAAAAATATTGCTATCCCGCCTACCACTACTTCCATTGTGACAAAACCATATGTTAAACCCGCTGCTTGTGCCGAATATGATACAAGGGCCGACTTATCGCTCATTACTTACCCTTAAACGCATTGATTAACCCTGCAAAACCTTTTTGCAGTTGTGGCTTATCATCTATCGTTGCATGACGCGATTGAGTTTCTTTTCTCAAATCACCGAAGTAAGCTTTTACTACATAAGCAAAAGTGCCAGATACAGTTATAAAGACAAAACCCATTTCATAACTAAACGCCAATGCAGCACCTTTTGTTGCATAGACATACGCTACAGCAGCGACAAATATCAATGATAAAGTAATTAACGCATTCATCGCTTTGTCAACAATCTTAGCCCTTGTTTCTTGGCCATCTGACTGACACATCGCAACATATCGCGCTGTTCGTCCTTCTTCCTCAACAATAGCCAATTCAATTTTGGCATTGAGTAACTTAGCTTTGTCTGTAGGTGTTAGTGACTCAGTTGCGCTTAGTGCTTGTTCACCCGTTGCGCTAGATTCAATTCGTTTATCATCAGGTAGAAAGGTATTGATTAATGTTAATGCAGCGGCACCGGCTGGATGGGTACTTATAGCAGCAGTACCAATTGTTTTAAGAAATCCTAATACATTCATGGCTTGTACAACTCAAAGTGAACTAGATCGTTAAAAGTCTGGTCAATCGTTCTTCCGTCCATGTCCCAATCACCACCCCATCTAATGAGATGTGTGATTTTTCCAGCTTCAAAAAGCTGCCTGGAGATTAAGTCAACATATCCAGCGAACTTAGCCAACGCTTTGTAATCGTCATAATCAACGTTACCTATTTCAATTATGTATGGCGCGGAGTCGATTGCTTTTGATGGTTTAACATTGTGTTTACCATTCGGCCATCTGACCTTGCTTACGCCATCTGCGAAAGCTTTGTTTTGCTCGTATTTTTCTCTGTGGCCACATAAAACTGAGTTGTTAATATACTTGGCCAACTCATTCCAGATAGTTTTAATATCTACATCGCACGTATCTAGTCGCGCTTGTGATGTTTTGCCGTATGGAAACATAAAATTACTCGCATAAAAAAGCCCCGCACAAGGCGAGGCAAAGGTCTGGGATTTTACACACAAAAAAACCGCAATTAAGCGGTTTGTCTAATCAGAATATAAATACTCCGAGAATGGGCATTTATAGCAAATTGTGTCAGGTCATGCAATACACAACTGTATAAATAATCAGTTATTTTTTTCTAGTATAAAATCAGAAACCTTTACTTTTTCACACCTTGGGCATTTCATATCACATCGAAGCCGCACAAACTCCAAACTTAAAACATAAAAATTGCAATATGCACATCTTAAATAATCATGGTTTGATAGCCTATTCACAATCTAAACGTTGTCTCTTTGCATGATTTATTTCTTGAGATGAATAGCCATTTAGACACGCCCACTTTTTAAACTTTTTCCAATGCACGAACGCATTTTTATTGCTCATTGAATCAGGTGTGTCTTGATAGTATTGCTGTAAACGGTCCTGCAATTCACATGTTCTTTCGTCAACAGTAAAAACACATAGATATTGTCCATCAAACTCAATTTCGGTCACAATCTAAACCTCATTAATTGCGCTTATATTTAGTCTTGCCACCCTTCTTGCGATTACCGCCCCTAAATGAATTGTCCCTGGCCGGTAAATTCATTTTATACTTTTGTTTCATTTCGTTTAGCATCCAATCAGGAGGGTCACCCATGTAAAAATCATTAAGATCAGGTGTTTCTTCTGGCACTGGTAATTTGTCAATAATGACCACTTCAACGTTGTTACTTATCATGTTAATCAATTTTTGAACAAGGCTTTTACCTGCCCTATTACCGCCAATACCTCCAACAATTAATATCAACCGGCTGTTATCCATTAGTCATAGCAGCCTGGATATGCTGATCCGCTTCGCTACCCAATGCGGCTAAAAACTGAAATGCTGTCTCATATACATGATGATGTGTGTCTGAGTAACTTTGACGAGTTATACCAATCTCTTTAGCAATATTAGCCCGTGATACTGGTTTAACTCTCTGCGCTATCTCTATGCCTGTGCGAGTGTGCTGTGGCGTTTTATATTCCTCTAATGCTGCCCTAACTATTCTCATCAGCGTAGCAGGAGCTATTTTTGTTTTGTGCCGCCTAGACCTTAAAAATAACGTGTTCACTACCGGCTGTTTACTTGATATATCATCACAATAAACATAACGAGCTAAACACTCTGCCAAGTTTGATAATTTATCTCCTGTCTTTGGGTGCCTAAATGCCAGTGCGCCAGCTACAGTTAGATTATCAACTGATACACCACCCCCACCCACACCATCGATGGGCTTTGAACTACATGTTAATCGTGCCATTTCATACGCCGCCTGTGCCATTTATTTATTAGCCCTTATCAACAAACTTCAGTAAGCATTTTTTACACTCATACCGCTGATTACCTTTTACTACGCCACGTTTCACAACACTATATGAATTGCATCTTGTACAGTGTGTCGGCTCTCCTGCTAACAGATGATTGTCAATGATGCCGTCTTCTGGCCACTGTGCGTTCATGCTGATTTACTCATTATTCTGCGAAACATTGGCGTATATCCGGTTGTTCCTGTCATCCACATGCAATGGCTTGTGTAAATGCAAAGCATGATAAATATAATGTTTAAAGTGAACCTCATGCTGCTATGTCCTGTAGAATTAACCTTCTTTTTTTGCGGTTTCTGGCTCGCCTTGTGAATATCTTTTTGACCCGATTTAGATATTCAACATCATTTTTCTTTAAATCTAATTCGTTGTTATTTTCAAGCCACTCAACTTTTTCTTTACCAATTTTTTCAATGAGGTTTATTGTGTAATTGGCGTTGACCGTTGCTTCTTTAGACGAGTATTTACCGCCACCTGCATTACATGGCTTACACTGCTTATGAACATTAAATAATACAAATCTTAACTGGCCTTTTGCGCCTCTACCCTTGAAATGACCAGCATCCCAAGCACCTCCAAGTTTCGTACCATGCGCCGCTTCAATCTCTTGCCTTGACTTTAAACAGGAAATACATGGCTCGTAGTAGTCACGCTCTCTAATGTCCTTATTAAATGCTGCTTGAGCTTCTGATAGTAATTTACTTTTTGGTTTTATCAGCTCTTTCTGCTGTTTGTCCTTGGCATTCGTTATTTTCTTTTCGACTGCTTTTATTCTAGATTTGTTGTTCGAATCAATAACGTAATCGTACTGGCATGTGTGGGAGCAAAAAAAGCCCAATGGTGTTCTAAATCCATCTTGAAGCGG